GCGGAGGTAGCCAAGGCGCCCTTTCCCGTATCGGAAAGGGTCAATCACACTCCTAAATAAACTCTCTTTAAAGTACATTTGGAGCTTCTGGCTCGCCTTTGAAATTTGTAACCCATAAAACCTCTCATAGAAAGATTCATACAGCGCGTACGCCATATAAACCTTTCCACAAGAGGGAAAATTCCGGGTTTGCAAATAACAAATTGTTATTCAAAACGGCGTAGCACAGTCGTAGACATGGATATGTCAGACCTCTCAGCTACAGAGAGGTACCATTAAATGGTATAGATTTGGTGGGTTTACTCCCTATGCACCTTATAATGGTGGTGCAGGTTCGTAGTATAATCGCGGCAATCCAGTGAAGAAATAGACTTGAAAGTCTTCTCCTGCCGCTACGTGCAAGTCCCAGTGCGAACTGTCATCGCCAATTGTATCAATTCGATAATCCCACGGTGCTGTTCCTGATTGCCATCCAGTATATGAAGATCTTTTACCAGCTTCAAACCGGGCATTGCTATACCAAGGCAACTCAAATTCCAACGTATTATTGACGTATGCATGAGCTACAACTTGACCTAGAACGCCTGAAAACGGTCTTCGGAACTGGGGTAGATTAGTGGACGGTGAAGTTTGATACATTATTCCATTCCTTGCTCCTTTCAGTGTGGTATACACTGGACGAGCTGAAGCAGATGAATATAAGTAATTCGTCGAACCCACTGATACATCTGAAATAGGTGCTCTTTGGACTGATAAGTGAGTAGATCCACTATTCACTCCTCTAGGTATCATCTTATATCGAATTGATCCTCGATAACCCTGAAAAGCATTCCTAACCCAATGTAACATCACTGTGTTGCAATAGTTGTAAGGTACTGATCCTGTGGCCACATCTGTGACCTCAACAGCGTCATTGACTGCACCTCTCAAATATGGAAAATGAGGCATGCGGCCAAAAATCGTTGCATCACCTAGACTTGGTAAAGTGTTCCACAAACTATAGCGTTTTAAAACAGTTCGAAAGGAATCTATCGATTCTCCCGTATAAACGTGGTTTAAGTGTGGACTCGATCCTTTACCAATACCTATCGTTGTTGACAGGCTCTGTAAAGGAGCACTAGGTTCAGTAGTACATTCAGCATCTGGAGAAATCTCCATACCGGATTGAGGCTCAAAACCCTTAATTTCATCACCATCTTGTGGTGTTGCGCCAAAGGAAAAGGCCTGAAAATGATCATCTGGTACGAAGACTTCAAAATCATCACTCATAGAAACATAAACATTAATCTCTATGTCGTTATTCGTCAAACTATTTGGTATAGTTAATTCATTCACGACCCATAGAGCCAATACACCGTTTCCAGCTTCTTTAGCTGTATACAACACATTGCTAAACATTTGTGTTACACTATCCGGTCCAGGATAGTGATGTTCCATTAACGCACGATCTTGTGAGGGATTCACTTCAATAGTGAAATCCTTTTCTTCATTAATGTCCACAATCCTAAGAAAATTGGTATTGTATTCATTAGATGCAAAGAAATTTGGATCATATGCGATTTTGAGTCTGCCTCTGTGGTACGCAGAGCTTACAATTTGGAAACGAAATTTCATTGTTCCTGTCCAATATTGAAATGGTAATGCTGCGAAGGCACAGGCAGGGAGATGATAGGCCACTGGGGGGCCTGCTGATTCAGCCCAAATCACAGGGTCCACTCTGGAATTCCAGAGTACAGTCTCAGGTGCAGTTCCAACAGCCCATGTAAAAGTAGTGAGATACGATTCTCTCTTAGCTATTTCACGGATATTCATTGGATCTTGTCCACCTAATCCTGCAATTCGGGGGTCTATTGACAATTCTTGCTTGTCATCAATAGTCATCTTCAAAGCTGTATCTGGTACGTTGGTTAACGCCAGTGAGCTGAAGGGTGTGGGTCTGTAAGGATCGGGATTCTTGGTTACAGGTGGTCGACTATAGCCGAACATCTTAGCTATGGCTGCACTTGTAGTTGCAGCCATGGTCGTAGCTGTAGCAAAAGGACCTATATATGGTACTTTGGTCAACATGGATGCCATTTTAGCTATTGCTGTGGCTGGTCCACTTATGACACCTTTCGCATTCGCTTCATCAATCTCTCCAGATTGAGGCTCGAATCCCTTAACTTCATCACCCATTTGGGGTTCCACACTAGTGAGAACACTCAGATTTACATCTTCGGCCCATGCAAACACACTAACAGTGACCAAATCGGTCGCACCATTAGCATGTTTCAAATCATTTATAGTTCTACAAAATAAAGAACCTAATAGACTCCAAGTCTTAAGA